CGTTTGCCCATTTTGTTTTGAATTTGCATGAATGGACTATTGTTATCTTTTAAAACTTTAACTTTAGTCTTAGAACTTTCATACAATCCTCTAAAACGATTTCCGTTCTGTAAAGATTCAATGATAGAGCTTGAAGATAGAAACTCTTTTGTTAGTTTATAAGTTTCTGTAATATCTTCCTCTTTGCATTCTAAGTCACCAGAATTATCGAATCTCACAAAATCAGTAAACATTTCAGAAAGTTGTTCAGCATTCTTTTGTGCTTTTTGCCACTTTTCTTGGCGAATAGATTCCATCATCATCTTAGATAATAGTGTGTTTCTTTCTTTACTGACTGAATTGGTTGTATCCACAAACACCATCATTGTTTGATAACCCAATTCTTCCAATTCTTCTTTGATTTGGCCAATTTTCTGCAAATCGTCTGCTGGTCCATTAATGATTAGTGGTGCGCGGGTGCGTATGGATTCAAATTTTGGACTCATGGATCTCATTGCAAGTTTGTGTTTATCATTTAGAATATCTACAACTTGTTGGAAATTATGTTCAACAATCTTCTGTGAAGCAATACACTCACGGACGATAATGTCTTTACCTGAACCTGGACCACCAGTTACGAAGATTGCTTTATGGCGACCATAACTGTAATCTTCATGTAATCCCATTCCCTTGCGAACATCATGCATCAATTCTTTTGCATGGTGTTCAGGTACATGAGAGGGAACACCTTTACGGAATTCTCCAAAGTTACTGCTCTTAGCATGTTCACGCATCTTGGTGCCAGACATTCCTTCTGTACCTTCTGCGTCAGGATCTCTTTGGCCAGCCGAATGAACTGTTATCTTCTTAAAATGGTACAGAGCTCCAGGATGATTTCCATTGTATTGGTGTAACTTATCGTGCATTTCTTTCACGCGGTCTGAACCAACAACCATGTGCAAGTGTGTCACACCTTTTTTGTGTAATTCAGCTGCATGTTGTAGAAATGTTGGTTTCTCTTTAGAAGAAGCTTCAAAATGTGTACCAGGTGAATATCTTTTCAGGTGTTTAATCTTCTGTTGAGAAGAAAGTGGGTTCTTTTTTGAATCCTGTGAATGTGAAACAACCACAGCGGAATGATCCGCATGTTGTTTCTTTGCAACTTCTTTTACTTTGTCTATAAGCTTTAGGTGACCAGTAGTCGGAGGATTCATCCGACCAAAGGACATCACATGGTGAACATCACCAGATGCTTTTTCTTGTATAACTTCTAAAAAGGATTTCATTTATTTTCTGATTTTTAATCTGTTTTGTTTTGCGAACTCCGCTCTATTTACTAACTTTGTTGGTTCAGTTTTTCCAGATTCTGGAGTATGGTGAACCACAAATCCTTCGGGTTTAGATTTAACACCACCAATGTGATGTTCATAATGTCCTTCATGACCTTCTAGGTGTTTAACTAGAGTGTTCTTAGCTTGTGCTAAATGATGGTGCATTGTTAGAAGATTCTGATAATGTTCTTTGTTCTTTTCAATATGGTCAACATGTTCCTGTCCCGCAGAAGTTTTTGCTTTCTTGGCAGCGTCGGTTTTGACTTTATCTGCTATTTTGGCGTGTTGTGTTTTAATGTGAGTTTTTAATGATGAAACATTTGGAACTTCACCGGTGTCAACGGTTTTGTTGATGTAGGTTGTCAGATGTGTATTTTCACCTCTGTGTTTTGCTGTTGCATGATACATTTTTGATCCGTGTGTATCATGGATTTCTTTTGCAGCTGCCATGTGTTTATGAAATTCATCCTGTGCATGAGATGGATAATCAACTTTTGCAGTATCATGTTCTGCACCATGATGGTGAACATCTTTATGTTGTTTAAAGTTGTGGTGGTCAACATCGTGGTGTGCAGACATAGTACCAATATCGGAACCATGATATTTTGTGTGAACCACTACACCAACCTTAGACGCAGCAACTTTTTTAGCATTATCACCATGCGCGGTGTAAGTGATTGTATTTGGAGTAAACGATACTTTTTTAGTCATGGTGGTGTAAATCCTCTGATGAATGCATCATGTCACCTTGATAAACACCATGCTTTGGTGTAACTTTTGGCAAATGTTTCAAAGCAGCTTTAAGTTTTAATGCAAGTCCAGGTGCGTGACCATGATTCTTGTCAACATCTTTTTCTGTGTGGTTAATTTTTGGAGTCTTGTTGAAGGCTGACTTGCTTGCAACAAAGAATTTACCTGTTTTTGGATGGTGACCAAAGACAATTGCAGGTGAACCATCATATTTCATGGTTAGATTGCTGCTATTTGCTTTGGCTTTAACGTGTTCGTGAGCCTGCATTAAAGCACCATGTGCATGTTCAAACCCTTCGGCGCCGTGCATTAACGGACGGTCTTCCGCATGGTGAATATGCTTTAAAGCCGAACCTTCTGGCTCCGCTTCTTCTTTTAAGAAGGAAATAAAAGTTTTCATTGATTGCCCTTAGAATTGTAACACACTCTGGTTACCATCTGTTATTTATACAACTTTTTATCTCATCAATCCCACATACTTGGAACATACACCAAAACAGTTTTCTTTAAAATTTAATAGTTTTTCAATTGGTGTATTCCATTCCGGCTGATTACATATACTATTTTCATTTAGTTTGGAACCGGGATATGTCCAAATACAACCATTACTGGTTAATGTATAACTGTCATTATCATGCCAAAAATAGTTTAATATTCGTTCAGATAACCAACTTAAAGCTTCAAAGTTTTTTGCATGTATCCAAAGGGGTTTATCATAGAGAAAGGTATAATCAATCAAATATTGAGGTTTATCGTGACCCAACATCAAAGTTTTCTTATCATCCATCACCCACAAATCGATTTCACAATGAAAACCTTCTGAAATTGCTTTCTCAATCTGTTTCGGCCAGTTTTCAATATCTTTATTGGGCCCGGTTGTTAGTCCACGATGAGCAATATAAATCATAAGTTAATAATAACACCTAAGTTTTCACCAGCTGGATGTGGAACTTTAATTTCTACACGTTTTCCTATCCTTTTGTAAATATGGTCATGTACCATATCTGAATAACTCCAAGGATAAACGTCATGGAAAGCTAACACATACTTTTCACCGAGCAATGGTAAGAATGCATCAAAGTCTTTTATCATCTGTTCAGGGAAATGACCAGCATCAATAAAAACAAAATCCAATGGTTCAGTGATATGTTTTCTGACAGCAGATTCTGTATCTGTTGGACTCCAACCAATTTCAGGATACAATGTATTTCCTAAATTGTATTTTTCAATAAGATACTTTACCGATTTCAACCCATCAGCCTTTTCATATACTTCTCTTTCGAATTTTTCATATGCACCGGCATCTCCACATTTTTCTTCAATATAGGCATCCATGGTAACACATTTTCCACCAGTTTCTTTAAAACCTAAACCAATGGCTAGTGAGCTGATTCCAAAAGCTGTTGCACATTCATAACCTCTTTGTAGATTATTATCTTTAATCAAGTTTGTTAAAAAATTAAATTCTTCTAGTTTAATGGAATATGGATAAGGATGTTGAACCATTTTAATGTTACCTGTACCAACTCTCTCATATTGGACAGGTCCGTCTTTTAATGAAATAATTTCATCGAAGATGGTTGGTTCATCATATACTCTAAGTGTAACTTCACCAGATGTGAGTTTAATTTCATTTGTCATTTTAATTGTATCCATAAAGTTGTTTTGGTTTATATTCGCCAGCTGGTGTATGCATCAACATTCGTTCAATAGGAAATTCTTCCCAAGGCAATTGTAATTGTCTAAACATATGTTCAGAAACAATGTGTGGACAAAGTATTCCAGTTTCTTTGTATAATTGTGGCAAAATAAGTGATATGTTACTAAAAATTGTCATGAGCCATTGATTACTTGCTTGAAACATATCTCCTGTTCCTTGGCCAACGTGATTTCGATGCAATATGGTATAAAATTTATTGGAATCAAAATTTGGTAACTGTTGTTTAAAAACCAAATCAGGTCTCATACGAATAACTAAATCATATTGTTTGCCTGTTCTAGAGGTATGTTCATTCATCATATCAACACCTCGACCTATTTTGTAAAACATGGAAAGAATATTCCTTTTTACATGATAGTGTTTTTCATAATTCTCAGCAGCCTTTTCAAAATCTGCACGCTTATGTTCAAAATCCTCAAAAAACATGGCTGTTGGTTTGTAAGATTCCAAAATACCTTTTTGGTCAATCTTGGGTGAGTTTGCAACAAACCCCTCTTTACTGTGAGGATCCCACCAAGCTTGTTCATCCCATGCATGAATGAAAATATCAGGCTTGTATCTATCGAGGATAACTTCTTTGGTATTTGGGAAAACTTGTTCCCAACAACGCATGTGTCCTGTAAGTATTAGTGCTATGTTCATGTTTTATGGTGCTCCAAATAGTATTGTAAATCTTCAGGAATTCCTAATCCCCACATTTTATTGATATTCTTAGTTCTGATTTTTTTGCCGTCTGCAATAGCTTCATTAAAAACAGGACAAACATAGAATTCATTATTCACTCTGATATTTTTTAAAATCATTTGTTCAGCATACTTAACATAATCTGAACCATGCTTCCAATAGTAAATACCAACTGTAGCTAGATTTGAAATTGGGTTCTTTTCAGCAACCTCAGAAACAAAACCACTAGAATCTAACTTCGCAAACGACCATTTTGGATGGGTTGATTCGAATGTTACAATGCCGCCATCTATAACGTCAGCGGTGAAAGCATACAAACACTCATTAGAATTCCATTCCACAAATTGGTCTGAATTAGCCATCAATAATGGTTCATTGTTATCAATCAGTTCCTTTGCAAGTAGTGTAGTACATGCAGCGCCTTCTGTCAAGCCGTCCACTTGAACAATATCACAACCAGGAGCAATTAGATTCAAAACAGATTGTAAATTGTATTTCTGATAATGGTCTTTTTGAACTAAGAAGATAAAATGAGCTTCAACATTCAAATTATCAACGACAACTTGAATCATTGGTTTTCCATTAACATCAATCAACGGTTTAGGAAATGTATAACCAGCTTGTGCAAATCTTGAGCCTGCACCCGCCATTGGAATCAAAACATTCATTTTCTTATTTCTCCATGGTATATTTTTTCTACGGTCTGCTGCTTCAAATTCATCAATGAATTCCATGAACTTGTTGCCATTCAATTCATATGCATCCGCAACTGGATATAAAGTAGCCGCAGAACTTAAAGCAGCTTCACGGCCAATATGCGAGTCTTCTACGATAATCGTGTCTTTTGGTAATGCTTTGAATTTAGTCATGCACTGCCAATACATTTCGGGAAATGGTTTTGGATGAAACACATCTTCATTGGAAACAAAGAAGTCAATTTCTTCCAAAATACCAACCCGCTTCAATGCAAGTCTAACTGTTTCACGAATACTATTAGAAGCAACTGCAACTTTCCAACCTTTCAGTTTAAGTTGTGTTACAATATAAGTAATTGAAGCATTTTTGGGACAAGTTCTAATCAGTTCAAATGTGGCATTTTGTTTATCTTGCCAGATTTGGTCATAAAGATTACTAGGTAAACCTTTTTGTTCCGACAGTAATTTTAATTTTCTGGTTGTGTTTAAACCATCATAAGTTGAAAGATGTTCTTCTCTAGTAATAACATATTGTTCACCAACTTTACGCAAAGCATCATTAAGTGCATCATAATGTAATTCTCGGCTATCAATCAAAACGCCGTCAAGGTCAAATATTACAAGTTTATTCATAGTGTTTTTAAAATATCATCAACTGTATTTTTAATCAAATGGTTATTATTAACAAATAAAAAATTATTTGCGAGGACATCATCATGTGCTGTTTTAAATTCACCCAAGAATTTTATCAATTCTGCATCGTTATCATATGTAAAACCATAATCTTTCATCAACTTTGATCCAGCAATATTTCGTGCGGCCCAAGGTGTTTTGTTTAACATAGATTCTAATAGAACTAAACCGAAACCTTCACTGTGACTATGCATAATATATAGGTCTGCACCTGATATAGCATCCAAGACTTCACTACGGTCATCTAACATCATTACACGAAGGTTATCTTCTTCTTTAGGCATAATTCCATGACGATTATCATAACCTGTTAGAACTAAAGTAACATCTTTGCGGCCAACTTCTTTAAAGACACCAATCAATTCATGAAAAGCTTTATTAGGCCAAAAACCACCAGAAGATAACCACATGTAATCTGTTTTGATTCCATATTTCTCTCTAAAATTAATTTTATTCTTAGCTAGAGATCCTTTTGCATCAATTCCATGGGAAACTTGTACTGATTTATTTTCAACACCCATTTTCTTTACAAATTCCCAATCTTCAATTGTTGAACAAGCGATGAAACTGGTTTCTCGCATGGCATTCATATAAGTCAAAGAAGTGCTTGGCCTAATTAACATAAACAAAACTGGTGATGGTATTTTGCTGATATTGTTGAGTACAAAATCTTGAAGTCCAACATCACCACCATGCACAACAATTAAATCCCACTTTTCAAGAAGTACATTCGGTTCAGATGTAACTTTAACACCATTCCAATCTCCTTGGTGTTCTCCGGTAAATACTGCAACTTCATGGCCTCTAGATAAAGTTTCTTCAGCCATATCTCTAACATAATTCTCAGACCCGCCAGGAAATGGAGCATAACGGTGAACAACATATAATATTCTTTTCATTTCAAAACCTTATGTTCTATAAGTAAAATATTTTGATTCATCTTCTTGTTCATACTTTTCCTGCACAAACTTTTTCCATTCCGGTACTCTATCATATTGATGTACAATATTAAAAATGTCACCCATACAAGTCTTAACTAATCCATCGACAAATATAGGTTCTTTTTCGGTTAAAAATGGCCTAAATTGTTCAATCTTGGACGGATCAACAGTTGTACCAGCCTGACAAGCCCAACCATCAAGTTGACTAGCAAAAAAGGTACATGCCTTATAAGGTTGTGTTTGTAACAATACATTATATACGGCTTGGTCACAAATAGAAATTGGTCTGTGAATTGCATTCGTAAAAATATTGAACACTAAATCTTTAACATATTCGGATTTGCCACCAATTGTTCCAACATTATAAATTTCATTGTTTTTAAATAGTTCATGTACATATGCACCATATGCTTGCATAAGATTGTCATTGCCCCAAGGTTCATCTTTATACAACATACCTTCTGAACCTGCAACCATTTTTGTCGAACTCATTTCAAGTCTTTGACGCAACCAAACAAATGGATTTTTTTGAAAATAAACATCTTTAACATCAGTTGTGATAACATATTCATATTCTTGCCAGTGTTCTCTCAAATATTCATAGATTGAAAGAAAACGGAGAACATGGATTGGAACATTCATTGTTGGCATATTAACCAACTTGAATCCATTTTCAACAAGCCATTCTCTAGTTGTAGTTGATGCATTACCAACACACATCACTTTGTCTGCATCAGGCATCGTTTCTTTAATAGAAAGAACCCAAGGTTTCAACTGGTTAATTCCGTAGTTTGTACAACCACCAATAATCAAATTTTTCATAATACTCCTATCATTTTTTCCAAGGAAAAACACCTTTGTATTTTTCATTCATTATGTTATTACCGTTCTTAAAGAAATCAGCATTCACGGAACCAGCATTACCATCTACACGATAATTGACTGTATATTCACCAGTGCAATCAAAGTTTTTAAAGTGTGTTGCCAATGTTTGAAACCATACTCTATCT